GATCAGTAAACGATACAAAGTCGTTCTTACTGTGCATGATGCCGTGGCGTGTGTTGCCAAGAAGGAAGAAGCGGACGAGGCTCGCGCTTATGTCGAGGAGTGTATGCGTTGGACTCCAGCATGGGCAGAGGGCTTACCATTGAACTGTGAATCAGGGATGGCGGAGAGTTACGGTGACTGTTAAATACACATGGTCGTACAGCGGTATCAGTTTGTTCAAGCAGTGTCCGAAGAAGTATTACCGGCTGAAGGTGGTGAAGGATGTTGTGGAACCCCCGCAGGATCACTTGCTATACGGCACTGCGGTACACCTAGCTGCTGAAGAATACGTAAGGGACGGCACCCCTATCCCAGCGAAGTACGGGTTTATTAAAGAACAGTTAGATAAGCTGATTCAAATTAACGGAACCAAGTACTGCGAATACGAGATGGGGTTGACCCGAGAGTTTGAGCCGTGCGCGTTTGATGCTAAAGATGTTTGGTGGCGGGGCATCGCTGACTTAATTATCATCGATGGGGACAAGGCGTATCTTGTAGATTACAAAACAAGTAAGTCCGCGAAGTATGCGGATACTGGGCAGCTTGAGCTGCTGTCGTTAGCATTATTCAAACACTTTCCAGAAGTGAAACGGGTGAAGGCTGGGCTGCTGTTCGTAGTGGCAAAGGACTTCGTCAAGGCTGAGTACACTAACGACAGCGGCAAGGGATGGGTAAAGTGGTTGCAGGATACGCACAGGCTGGAGACGGCAATGCTGACCAACGTGTGGAACGAGAAACCGAATTTTACTTGCAGGAGTTATTGTCCTGTTTTAGACTGTCTGCACAATGGCAAGGTCAGTTAAGAAGCATCTGCACCACGTGATGGTGCTGGCTGAACCTAGGAACCCAGAGTACAAAGCCTTTTTCATTACGTACATTGCGCCCAAGGTTGGTACCGCGAGACGTTGGTTTGAGGAGGAGGACCCTACCCTAAAAATTCTGAAGATCGCCTCTTTGGGGGTGAAAGAATACGAGATAGAAGCGAGTAGATACTATGCCCTATACGAAGAGTCCTAGACCGTACAAGCACGAGTACGAGATGGAAAAGAAACGCGGCGAGCACCCTGATCGGATGGAACGCCAACGCGCCCGCCGTGCGTTAGATAAAAAAGGCGTAGATCGTACCGGTAAAGATGTGTCGCATAGAGTCTCGCTGGCAAAAGGCGGCACTAACAAAGATGGATATTATTTAGAAGCACCTTCGAAGAACCGTGCACGTAACGGGCACAAGAAGGGCGAGAAGAAGTAAAGATTTACGGGCGAAAGCGGATGGTGCTGGCAGGGGACTTTGGTCAGTTCACCCCACACTGGAGCGAGTAGCCCACCTGTTGTGTAGTACGTTGGGCTGGAATGAAAACCTCATTCCAGCCTGTTAGCCCTTGGAGAATCAATTGCAAATAATAGACGATAGAGCTTTATTGCTAAAAGTTCGTGAGCCGAAACGCATCACAGAAATAATACCGAAGAGCAAAATACTGGATAGTGGCGAAGTGTTGGTGAAGTGGGGACTGGAAGAAGCACAGGTGCTAAAGAACTTACGCATCAGGAATGTGCCGTCTCCGATTACCGCGCACTACGATTGGCCGGGACTCCACAAACCGTTCTCACACCAGAAAGATACCGCCGCGTTTCTGACATTGCACCGACGAGCGTTCTGCTTTAACGAGCAAGGCACAGGCAAGACAGGTAGCGTGATCTGGGCAGCGGACTATCTCATGACGCTCGGCGTTATTAAACGAGTACTTATCCTGTGCCCCCTATCCATCATGCAGTCCGCATGGCAGAACGATCTATTTAAGTTTGCGATACATCGCACTTGCGTCATCGCCCACAGCCACTCCAAAGATAAGCGTATTGAAGCGATTGAAAGTGATGCGGAGTTTGTGGTGTGCAACTACGATGGGCTGGGCATCATCAGTGAAGCTGTGAAAGAAGCGGACTTTGATCTGATTGTTATTGATGAGGCCAACGCATATAAATCTGTTTCCACAAAGCGTTGGAAAATCCTTAACTCCGTAATAAAGCCAAGCACTTGGGTGTGGATGCTAACGGGTACACCAGCATCGCAATCCCCGACAGACGCATACGGACTAGCACGGATCATCAACCCCACGGGTGTGCCTAAGTTCTTTGGGTCGTTCCGTGATCTGGTTATGCAAAAGATTACAACCTTCAAGTGGGTGCCTAGACCGCGCTCTGAAGATGTAGTGCACCAAGTGTTGCAACCCGCGATTCGATTTACAAAAGCAGAGTGCCTTGACCTACCAGATATAACTTACGTTACGAGAGAGGTACCGCTTACCCCGCAGCAGTCAAAGTATTACGAGCACTTACGTAAACATATGGTGGCAGTAGCAGCGGGGGAAGAGATCACGACGGTCAATGCAGCGGCGAACCTAAACAAGTTACTGCAACTCTCATGCGGCGCGGTCTATTCGGATAGTGGGGAGACGATTGCGTTTGATGCGTCCAACCGGATCGAGGCGCTGAAAGAAGTTATTGACGAGGCAAGTCACAAGGTGATCGTGTTCGTGCCCTACCGCCATACCATCCACATCATCCACGAGGAACTAACGAAGAGCGGGTACACCTGCGAAATTATTAACGGTGAGGTATCAGCAAGGAAGCGCACGGACATCTTTAATAAATTCCAAACAGAAGAAAACCCGCGAGTACTAATCATCCAGCCGCAAGCGGCATCGCATGGGGTCACACTCACCGCTGCTAACGTTGTGGTCTATTGGTCTCCTGTGATGTCTGTAGAAACATATCTACAATGTAACGCCCGTCCGCATCGTGCAGGGCAGCATAACCCAGTAACCATCGTGCACCTACAAGGATCACCTGTAGAGAAGCGTATGTACGCAATGCTTGAAGCGAAGATAGATATTCATTCACGTGTAATTGACCTATATAAAAATTTATTAGAATCTGCTTGACAGTGTATAAGTTTAAAATTATTCTATGGTTGTAGTGTCCTTGGAGAAAATAAAATGGAAGAAACTAAAGTAATACCAACTGACAAGTTGGTGAAGACGTATATCAAAATACGTGATGCCCGCAAAGAGTTAGCTGACAAGTACGAGCAAGAAGACACACGACTCAAAGATGCACTCGAGTCTATTGAGAACGAACTTCTTGAAGCTTGTAAGTTGATTGGTGCGGACAGTATACGTACCCCCTACGGTACCTTGACACGTTCAGTGAAGAAGCGTTACTGGACAAATGATTGGTATTCGTTCCACGAGTTTGTGAAAGAGAATGAAGCATACGGGGCTATGAATTTATTGGAGAAGCGCATTGCGCAAACCAACATGGCTTCGTTTCTTGAGGAAAACCCTGACCTGCATCCCCCGGGGTTAAATGTTGACAGCCGTTACGCGGTTGTCGTTCGTCGTAAATAAGGAGAAGTAAATGAGTGATCTTGCACTGTTGAATAAAAACCTTCCAGCACACCTGAAGGCCATCGAACTTGATGCTACAACTAAAGCCCTGATGGGCGGCGGGGGTGGCGATTCCAAACGTATCTCGATTGAGGGCGGCGTCTGGAAGATGATGGTCAATGGTAAAGAAGTAGCCAAGAACGAAGACCGCACAATGAATGTTGTGATTGTCGCCGCTGCACCAAAGAAGTCGCGTACGTTCTACGCTGCTGCATACAAGAAAGGTGTAGTCGCTGCACCTGACTGCTGGTCTGCTGATAGTGAAGTACCTGACGCTAAAGCTAAGAACCCACAAGCGAAGAAGTGTGCGGACTGCCCACAGAACATCAAAGGTTCTGGTCAGGGTGATTCACGTGCTTGCCGTTTCTCGCAGCGTTTGGCTGTCGTCTTGGAGAATGATGTTGCTGGGGACGTGTATCAGTTGACGCTTCCTGCTACTTCAATCTGGAGCGAAAGCACCAACGGTAAATGGGCACTGACAACCTACGCTAAGATGGTTGCAAGCAAAGGCATCCCGATCTCTTCAGTCGTTACTGAAATGCGTTTCGATACTGATAGCGCCACACCTAAGATTACGTTTAAGGCTGTGCGTTATCTGGAGACCGAAGAGTTTGAAACCGCTATGGAGCAAGGCAAGACCGATGCGGCAACCCGTGCTATCACCATGACAGTTGCTCAAGCAGATGGTGTGAAAGATAGCGCAGAAGAATTTGCACCCGCCCCCGCTGATGAAGATGAGGAACCAGCACCTGTAGCCGTTGAACCTGTGAAACGTGCGAGCAAGAAAGAAGAAGCCCCTGCGCCCAAGAAAGACGTAAGCGCGATTTTGGACGAGTGGGACAATGAGTAATGGTTACTCATTCCGGTTTGCTAAGACTGTTAACTCCGCTGATACGTCGAAGCTAGGCGTTATCCTTGGCAACCTTTGCATAGAAAAAGATATTCCTGCGGCAGACGTGGCTGAGTACTTTGGTGTGACCCGTGCAACTATTTACAACTGGTTCAAGGGCACTACCAACGTACCACCAGCGCAGCAGGAAGATGTAGCGAAGGTTGTTAAGGACTTACTAAAGCGTAAGTCTTAGTACAGGTTAAGGAGGCTAGGGAGCGCACCCGAAGAGGGTAGTTCGCCGTCACTATCCCTGCCTACCTTATTTTAAAA